AGTGTTTTCGCAGGGCAGTTGCGTACTAGTGGCGCGGCGCGGCTAGTCGAAGTACCGGTACACGCGTACCGTCTCCGTGCAAGCCATTTCTTTCGTTATTTCGCAGACGGCGAATTCTTGGAAAGAATTCTCCACTACGCTGAACATGGTCAGCCCAGCTTTCTCGACAAGCTGTTCTTCCCATTCTTGGAGCTGGGCGAATTCATCGTCCAGCAGCGCCGACGAGTCGGCATTCATTAGGTATGGGATAAACCAAGTGGAGATTACGTATTCCGTAGTCTTTTCCATACTAAGACCCTCTAGTAGTGACAGATCGCCCTGTGTCGCCGTACACGGCACGTTCTCAACGTACCCTGTAGGGCGACATGGGTGGTGAGTGGCGCGGCCTCCACGCCTAGTCTTTAGTGAATGCAGACGGTACAGTGGCGCGGCCGATCCAAATCCAATCCAGCTGGGTCCACCCGATTTCGCGGGCTTGACCGAATGAGTGCATAAGCTCAAGGTCCCAGCCACGCTCATCCATGGCGGCTTCAAGGTCACTGAAGAACTTGACCTTATTAAATTTCAATGGGCTTTCCCAGTGGGACGTCTTGACCCGCGTCCACGCGGCATCAAAAATGGGTTTTGCAAGATCGTAAAGCTCTCTGTCTTGCACATACAGTGGTGAAACGTCAGCGCACTTCCGTAGCTTGTATGGTGTTGCAGGTTTTCTGTCCTTCCGATTGGGCCTGCGGAACTTTACTTCAGTACGGATTATTACCGGGTTTTTAATCGGGTTCATGGCAATCTCCTAGTTAGTGTGGCAAGGGGGCAGTGGCGCAGTGGCGCAGTGGCGCGGCCTCCACGCCGGGTAAAATTAGTTTGTATCAGCCTTGACAACGGGCCTCGCGCAGTTTAGCCTTGCGCATAGCAAGGCTATCGGGCACGACGTCACTAAGTGGCAAGGCTGATACGCGGTTTTTAACAAAATTATTACGCCGTAAGCTGTTGATTCCACGGCGTTTTCCGCAGTTTGTATCAATGTATCAGGAAAAAAAAGGAGGGCTTTATAGTCCTGTGACGGATTGATTGGGTCTAGTTCGGCGGGGATGGTATAAAAATCGGCCGAGCCCCCTAAAGCCTATATATTTTTCCTTGATACAAATTAACAAACAGCGCTAGCCCAGTCACCACGCGGGCTAGAGGCGTAATTTTCCCTTGCTACAAAAAGGCCTTGTAACAGTAACATTATGCTCCCCGTATAACCACGTTCGGGGTAGCCTTGCTATGCGCAAGGCTAAACTTTTTTTGGCCTAGTGTCAAGGGAAATTCGCCCCTAAATGGTGCGCCGACGTTGTTACAAAACCCACGAGGCCGCCCAGTGGCGCACCAGTGGCGCGGGCACAAAAAAGCCGCCTATCAGGCGGCCGTGGTGGTGGTGGGTTGCCAGTGGCGCAATCCCTGCGCCCTCATCAGTGCCATCGTGGCAGACGCGCCCCTTGCGAGGCGCGTTTCGATCTGGTTACTTCTTGGCTTTTGCGTGCGCCTCCTCAAGCGCACGCTTGACCGCCTCGATGATGGCCGTGTCTGTGACGGCCACGCCAGCTTCGCTTTCGGCCTGCAAGGCCTTCCTCGCGAAGGTAGCAGCGAGCTTGGACAGGTCCAGCTCCTGCTCCTTTTGCTGGGGCTTGTAGTCGCCCCACATAGTGGCGGACACAAAGGCCATAACGTCATCGAAGGAATCCTTCTCGACGTCTCTGCGCTTCTTGAAGATCTTGTCACCAACTTTGTTGGTGGCAAACTCCAGAGACGGCGCGGCCGCCAGTACGTAGCCTTGCAGTTTCTTCGCGTTGAGGCCTTTAGTGGCCACAACGGCGTTGAGCAATTTCGTCAAGTGACCGGCGTCACTTGCCTCGCACATGGTGTAGTAGGCGAGGCCCGCCACAACTGCGCGTTGGACATCAGCCGTGAGGCTGAGCCCACGGGTCGTGATGGAAGAAATTGCTTTGTTGATCGCCGCGTCCGTCTGGGCACGAAGATCGGTCGAGGTCAGGTCAACAACGATGTTTGCAGATTTCTTAGCCATGGAATAATCCTCAGTGAATGGTCAGACAAAAGCGCCCACGGAATGTAGACGCTTTTGAAAAACCACTCAGCCGCTGCGAGCATAGCCCGCAGCGCGTTTTGCCAGACACAGCAAAACGCGCCGCGAGCGTAGCTCGCAGCGTCAAGAGTGGTTATAGAAACTCCTGTCGCGTTGTTTACGTCGAGGGGCGGCCCTCAGCGCACAGAGTCCTCCCGGAAGAAGGTGGTTTCCCGCACCATTTCGTCTCACGACGACGGTTCTCTGGTCTGTAACGGTCCTGCGGTAGGCTTTCGCCGCGCTTTTCGCACACGGCGCCGCCGCTCCCAGACGGACTGTCCCAAGCGCTCCCAACGCCCAGCAAAGCCCATCCTTCGCACACCCGAGAACAAGTGTGTCCAGAGCGACCGCGCCGTGAGGTTCTCACGCCAGCGACCGGGTTTCCTCTCGCCCAAACAGGGGGCAGTTGCCGCAGAGGACCAAGAGCGACAGAGGACATTGCTGCCCTCATTGTGTGCGCAAATCGCGGATTTAGCCTCTGGGCCGATCTGGGCCGATCTGGACCCCCACCCCACCCCCTCCCCGCCGCCCGGCCCCCCCGCGCATTTTAGGTAGCACGCTCACCCAGCAACTCAATAAAGGTGTATCCGTCCCGCTCATGCCCCCCTGTTACGTAACAGGATTCCGCTGTTACGTAACAAGATTTCGCTGTTACATAACGCAGCCACCCCGCCACGTAGACATTGGGTCTCCATCCCCGGCTAAGCTACAATCCCCGCGATGGATACCCGTTGAGGCCCCCGAGATGACCCTACTTGCCCCTATAAGCGTCGATATTGAGAAAATATCGGGCCAACTTGCAATGGACCTAGTGGCGAAGCTGAAGCCGCCAGAGGAGGTTCTAGCGAAGTATGGACTGACGGTAGAAGAGTTAGATGCCCTTGCCAAAACGCCGCAATTTCGTCTGCGTCTGAAAGAGGCGCAAGTGGCGTGGAATTCAGATGACCACGCGCCGGAGCGAATAAAGCAAAAGGCGACGACGCTGGTAGAAGACAGCTTGATCACGATCTATCAGATGATTCACGATGACCTGACCACTGCGTCGACTAAGCTGGAGAGTTTCAGAACGCTTGCCAAGATGGCGGGTGTTGTAGGAGACGTGAAGGGAGAGGGGTCGGGAGCGAGGTTCAGCGTCTCGATAGACCTTGGTGGGGATAAGTCGGTAACGATAGAGGGTTCCTCGGAAGAGGTAAAGGATGAAGACTGATGGCTACGTTTGACTATAAGCCGCCGCCGACGCTGCGAGAGTTCATGTTGTCGGAAAAGCGAGTGCGAGCGGTGAGAGGTCCGGTAGGTAGTGCGAAGAGTTCTGCGTGTGCGATGGAGTTATTGAGGAGGAGTTGCCAAGCGCCGAAGGACATATCGGACGGTGTGAGGAGGTCGAGGTTCGTTATCAGCCGGAACACGTTGCAGCAGTTGAGGACGACGAACCTAGTGACGATCCAAGCGCTGATCAGGCCGTTGACGCACTTCAAGGTGAGTGAGCAGACGATCCAGATCCGGTTACCGGGGGTGGAGTCGGATTGGCTGTTGTTGCCGCTGGACACGCCAGACAACGTAGACCGGTTGTTATCGCTGGAATTGACGGGTGCGTGGATTTCGGAATTTCGAGAGATTGACCCGGAGTTGGTACAGGCGGCGCTGTCGAGGTGTGGTCGATACCCGTCGCCGAAGAACCTGAGAGCTGAGGATAGGGATTATTGGTATGGGTTGTTCATGGAGACGAACTCGTTTTCGGAGGATTCGCCGTGGTACCGGCTGTTAGAAGAGGAGCTACCGAATAACTGGGGTTACTTTGTCCAGCCGGGGGCGTTTGAGCCGAATGCGGAGAACCGGGAGAATTTGCCGCCGCGCTACTATGAGGATCTTCTTGAATCGAACACGCCGGAGTGGGCGGATCAGTACATCCATAACAAGATCAGTCCGAGTTTGTCTGGGCAGGCGGTATTCCGGAATTCCTTTGACCATGATTTTCATGTGAGCAAGCAGGCGCTGAACCCGATACCGGGGTATCCGTTGATCATAGGGATGGACACGGGTAGGAATCCGGCGGCGGTGGTAGGTCAGGTAGACCATATAGGAAGGCTGCTGGTGTTAGCGAGTGTGTGGGCAGAGAACATAGGGATGGAGAATTTTCTGTCGACGTATTTGACGCCGTTGTTATCGACGGAGAGGTTTGCGGGATTAGCGGCGTACTTAGTTCTTGATCCGGCGTGTCGTCAGAGGAGTCAGATAGGAGAGGAGTCGGTGATTGACTGCGCCCGTAGGCAGGGTTATCAAGCGGTGCCAGCGATGACGAATGCGATAGAGCCGCGTTTGAGGGCGGTGGAGAAGTTTCTGATAGAGCAGAGGAATGGAGGCCCGGCGATGCTGTTTGACCCGGAGAATGCGCACGATTTAATACTTGCGATGCAGAGTCGGTATAGGTACAAGAAAAAGAAGGATCATACGTTGGATTCGAAGCCGGAGAAGCTGCATCCATGGAGTGATTTAGCGGATTCGTGTCAATATTTAGCGTTGGGTACGCAGTCGAATCTGAGAGGGCGAATGATGGCGCGTCTGGGCCGCGACACGACTAAGGTCGGTCCGGAGCCGACGGCGGCGGGTTGGACGTAAAAAATGGGGGGCGGAGATATGCCCCCCGAGGAGGCTGAGATACACACACACTGGGTCAGTATACACTATTTGCGCGTGTGATAAACTGAAGGGACAGATTTGAGAGGTTTCAAGAATGCCGACGAAAGGGGTACTGCGGGTTTACAGCAATACCGAGCTTGACGCGATGGAGCAAGAGCGGCTGGACGTCGAGCGAGATCTGCGAGAGGGTGAGCAGCGAGAGCTTGTTGCGATAGACCTGCTTGCGGCGCACATTCGCAAAGAATATGAGCGGATGAGGTGGCATAGGAACAAGTTCAATTTACCGCAGAGGTATCTTGAGTGCTTACGGCAATTCAATGGTAACTACTCAAGCAAGAAGCAGGCGGAGATTGCGCAATTTGGAGGATCGCAGGTTTTTGCGCAATTGACGGCGGTGAAGTGTCGCGGAGCGTCGGCGCTGCTGCGGGACGTGTTTTTGTCGGAGGAGCGACCGTGGACGCTGGAGCCGACGCCGGTTCCGGAGATACCTGACGACGTCTCGAAGAATATAGACCAGCTGATAGCGGTTGAGATTCAGACGATGCAGCAGGCTGGGGAGGCGGTAGATCCGTCGCAGGTTGATGAGAGGAAGCAGCAGCTGCTTGATGCGGCGACGAAGGCGACGCTCCAGAGGGCGTATGACGAGGCTGCGGAGGCTGAGGAATACCTTGATGATGATTTGAGGGAAGGTGGGTTCTATCAGGCGATGATGGAGTTCCTGATGGATCTAACGATCTTTCCGCTTGCGGTACTGAAGGGTCCGGAGATCAAGCGCAAGGTGTCGTTGTCATGGACGAACGGCGAGCTTGTGGTGAAGAATTCGCCAAGGATGTTTTGGCGCAGGGTGTCGCCGTTCGACATATATTTTTCGCCGGGAGCAAGTCGGATAGAAGACGCGGACGTGATAGAGCGGATCAAGCTATCGCGTAAGGATCTGAATATGCTTCTGGATCTTCCTGCGTACCGGCAGGACGCGATCAGGGCGGTGCTGCGAGACTATGAAAATGGTCGAGTTGACTACTTTGATGACGCGGAGACAGAGCGAGCGAACGAGGAAAACCGTGAGAATCCCTACGTCAACGACAGCGAGTTAATTGACACGCTGGAATACCACGGGGCGGTGAAAGGTGCGTGGTTGGAGGAGTTTGGGTTTCAGGAGATTGAGGACCCGGACAAGGATTACCACGTTACTGCGTGGCTGTGCGGAGAGCACGTACTGAAGGTTCACTTGAACCCTAATCCGAAGCAGCGGCACCCCTATTATGTGACGTGTTTTGAGAAGATACCGGGTTCGATAGTAGGGAACGCCTTGCCGGAGATCATTGCGGACGCGCAGGAGGTAGCCAACGCGTCGTTTCGGTCGTTGGTCAACAACATGAGCATCGCGTCGGGTCCGCAGGTGATGGTGAACGAGGAGCGTCTTGCGCCGACGATGGACGCGAACACGCTGTACCCGTGGAAGAGGTGGAGGTACATCTCTGACCCGCTGATGCAGGAGCAGCAGACGCCGGTATCGTTTTTCCAGCCGAAGTCGAACGCGGAGGAGCTGTTGGGGGTGTACCGAGCCATGATGGAGATCATGGACGAGGTGTCTGCGATACCGCGCTACATCACGGGGAATGGTGCGGCGTCGGGGGGAGCGGCGTCGACGGCGAGCGGCTTGTCGATGCTGATGAACAATGCGTCGAAGGTTCTTCAGAATATTGCGTCGTGCATTGATGACGACATTATCCGGCCGGTGCTGGAGGACTTGTACATTATCAAGATGATGACGGACACCCAAGGGAAGCTGCGAGGCGACGAGTCTATCGTGGTGAGGGGTGTTGCGGTGGCGGCGGCCAAGGAGATGGACCGGATGCGTCAGATTGAATTTATGCAGCTGACTGGAAATCCGATGGATATGCAGATTATCGGAATGAATGGAAGAGCTGCTATTCTTCGCAGTGTAGCGAGTAAGATCGGTCTTCCACAGGAGGAAATTGTTCCGACGCGAGACCAGCTGAAGATCCAGCAGGCGCAGATGCAGCAACAGGCTCAGCTTGAAGCTGCCGCGCAAGCTCAGGGGGCGCAGCCGTCGACGGGGGGGAATGAAAGGCTTAGTGAAGAGACTGATAATATGCACATTGCGCGAAATATGCCCGGAGGCCCGCAACAATGAAACCATCTGAAAGCAAGGCTGCTTCGCAGCCGAAACTGAATGCCAGCCTGTCTAAGCTGTTTGGTCAGCCGAAAGATCTGACCAATATGACTGGCGGGCGTCCCACGCAAGGAGATAGCCGCGCAGCGGTAAACAGCAATATTGTGAACAACAAGTATGGTGAAAGCCCGAACGACTACGGCAAGGGGGTTTGAGATGTCTACTTGCATGTATCCGAAATCGGCGGGGCACCCGTCGATGAAAGTTGGGGACACGGTAGGTTCTAACTGGGCGACCCGCACTCGGACGGAGTACCCGGACAAGGGTATTGCGGCAGTTCGCTACGATGGACGTTCGGCGCGGACGGTGACGCTGAGTGGCGGCGAGGGAGGAGAAGGGAAGTCGGATTACCCGAAGAAGAGCCGCAAGTTCGACACGGAGGGATTCCGGTGAAGATGTCGCGCCCCGGCAAGGTTTTTAAGGGACGGCAAGAGACGACGTCAAATGTTTATTGGTCGCGTCCGACGCTTGGTAAAGATGCCATGAAGCGGCAGATGCAGCTGATGGCGAATGATTATGGCAAGAAGGCGTCGTCGGAGCTGATTCCTGAGCGAGGTCCGGTCTTTGCCTCCCCCCGGAGGACAAGGATTGGTGGGATGTGAGGCTTACTGAAGAACAGGCGAAAGCCATCAGGGACTTGAGTGGGAACCGTGATTTTGGCGTGTTTATGTCTGCGCTAGCGGATTATCACGAGATTCTAGTCAGGCAACTGATTGAATGCCCAGCGGAACAACTGCCGGTAGCCCAAGGGCGAGCGCAGTCGATTCTGCGGGTGACACAGGCGGTGCTGTCTACGAAGCACCACACCCGTTAAATATAGCGAGACTAGGTTATGTCGAACGTACCAGCCGCTGCCCGTAAAGTAATTGCGGAAGCTGAGAAGCTGCACAAGTCTATTTACCCGGAGCCGAAAGAGGCCCCGACGCCGGATGATTCAGTTGATTCTGAAGGTCAAATGAAGCCTGTGGAAGCGCCAAAAGCGGCGGAGAAGCCGGTAGAAGCGCCGAAGGCTGTGGAAAAGGCTGTGGAAAAGCCGGTGGAGCCGGTGAGTACGCCTGAGACGGACTGGGAGCACCGGTATAAGACGCTTCAGGGCAAGTACAACGCTGAGATTCCGAGGCTTCAAGAGCAGGTAAGAGACCTACAGTCGCTGATTGCGACGATGAAGACGCCTCCCGTGGAACAATCAGAGCCGGAAGGCACAGATGTTCCACAGACGAATATCCGTTATCTGAAGGACGATGAGATCTCGGACTATGGGGAAGACTTCATAGACGTCGTGAAAAGGGCGGCGAAAGAGGAGTTTGAGCCCCTTATTTCGCGTTTAAAGGCGGAAAATGCGCAACTTCGTAGCCAAGTGGGTGGAGTTACCAGTAATATACAGCAGAATGTCCGTCAGAGAATGCTTGAGAGCATGGACCGGAAGATGCCGGGCTGGCGGGACATCAACCAGAGTCCTGATTTTGTGAACTGGTTGAATGGCACAGACCCCTTTTCGGGACAACGACGCCATGATTTATTGTTGAAAGCCTTTGAAGTAAACGATGAAGCCCGAACACTCGCTTTCTTCCAAGGGTACCAGAATGAAAACGCGGTTGTGACAAGCGATACTCAGCAGCCCACCACGGCTCCTCAGAGGAAACCGAAAGTGGATTTGGAAACGCTGGTATCGCCGGGAACGCCAAAAGCAGGTGCAGCCCCCCGCGCTCAGGAAGGTTCGTCTCGTATCTGGTCGCAGCGCGAAATTGCGCGATTTTATGATGATGTCACTGCTGGGAAGTATCGTAGCCGTCAGAAAGACAAAGCGAAGATCGAAGCAGAGATCATCAAAGCGGCGAATGAGGGTAGAGTTCGCTAACTGACATATTTCTGAGGAGCCACAACCATGGCAGTTTATCCTAATGCAGATCCCACATTTGATGGGATGACCCCCAACCCAGCCGCTGGTTATTCCGGGGTTTTCATCCCGACTATCTGGGCGGGGAAGCTGATTGAGAAGTTCTACGACTCCACGGTACTGGCGGCTATCGCCAACACCGATTACGAGGGTCTGATTACTTCGAAAGGCGATAAGGTCATTATTCGGACCAAGCCGACGATCACCATTAACCCCTATGAGACGGACCAAGCGCTGGCGGTAGAGCGTCCTACGTCCAACATCGTAGAGCTGTTGATCGACAAGGGCTTCTACTTCAATACGATTCTTGATGACGTTATGGAAGTGCAGGCTGACCTCGACATGCTGAGCATGTGGTCGGACGACGCTTCTGAGCAGATGAAGATCAAGATCGACACTGAGTGTCTGGCGGCGATTCCTGCTGGGATCAACGCAGCCAACCGTGGTGCGACGGCTGGGCGGTTGTCTGGCAATGTCAATCTGGGCGTGACTACGGCCCCGCTGTCGGTTGTAGCGCGTGCGCCCGGTGCGGCGGAAGTCGAGATTATCGACGTTATTACCCGTCTTGGTCAGGTGCTTGATGAGCAAAACATTCCGGAAACTGGCCGTTGGCTTGTGATTCCGGCGTGGATTGCGGCGCTGATCAAGCGTTCCGAACTCCGCGACGCTAGCTTGGTAGGCGATACCGTCTCCATGCTGCGCAACGGACGACTGGGCATGGTTGATCGGTTCACGCTCTACATGAGCAACCTGCTGCCCAACCCCGGCGAGGCCACCGAGAGCTACATCTACGCGGGCCATAGCCACGGCTTTACCTTCGCCTCTCAGTTGACGAAGGTTGAGACCCTGCGCGGCGAGTCCAGCTTTGGCACTTACCTCCGTGGCCTTCAGGTCTACGGTCGTAAGGTCACCGACGGTACCGCCCTCGCTGCCGCAGTAGTAGCGGCCCCGTAAGGGGGCTACGGAAAACGAACCG